ATATTGCTACACCAGTATAACCAGAGATTTTGCGACCCTCCATTAGACGCTACGGAGATTGACAGAATATCTCAATCAATGGAGCGTTACGAACCAGAGCCTCCTCCACCATCAACTATAGATCCTGAAATTGGAGTTACTGCCAACGCTCCTCTATTGGCATCGGGTCTACCACTAACCGACGCAGGTAACCGCGATAGATTAGTTGCGAGATACGGAAAACAAATACTCTATGTCCCAGAAGAAGGATGGAAACTCTGGTCTGGTGTATGTTGGGAAAAAGATCAGACTAATCGCGTAACGGAAATGGCACTCGACACTGCACGAGTTATACGAGCGGAGGAGCAGACGGGAGTAGTCGATAAACAGGGAGTTGATAAAGCAGAGAAATGGAGCTACGCTTCCGAAGCATTGCCAAAAATAAAAGCAATGACCACGCTTGCTGAATCGCACCCGTCTATAGTCAGTAGCGTCAATGACCTCGACAAACATTTATATTTATTTAACGCATCGAATACAACATTGGATTTAATTGAACAAGAAGCGATTGACCCTGATCCCACCCATAGGTTGACTCAAGTTTCAAGAATGAAATATAACCCCGAAGCAACTTGTCCATACTGGGAAGAATTTTTATCTCAAATATTACCCGACAAAAAAGTTGTCCGTCACCTACAAAAATATCTTGGTCTTTCGCTTACTGGCGACATGACCGCAGAAGCAATTTTCATTTTGTTTGGAGATGGTGCAAATGGTAAGTCATTATTGTTGGAAGCGTTGGCTTATCTTATGGGAGACTATCTGAGCAACGCTCCCGCCCATACATTTTTATCGTCGTCGAGAAATGAATCCATACGGAATGACCTTGCCATGTTACGTTCATCAAGATTAGTTACGGTGAGTGAAACAAACAAAGGTTCCACGCTCGACGAATCTGTTATCAAGCGTACGGTAAGCGGTGATCTTGAAACCGCACGATTCCTTCATAAGGAGTTTTTTCAATTCCGACCAAAATACAAAATACTATTAGCAACAAATAACAAACCCGAAATCTCAGGTGCAACACATGGAACATGGAGACGACTACACCTGATTGAGTTTGGAGTAAAATTTGGAACTCCTGGTCACCCCGTTGCAGGTAAGAAGGACGAGATTATTGCAAAGTTAAAATCAGAATCGTCTGGGATATTGAATTGGATGATGCGAGGTTTTGCAATGTATCGTGAGGAAGGATTGATACAACCAGACGCTGTAGACAACGCGACCAGAAGCTACCGAGAGGAGCAAGATCCATTACTTGAGTTTATCTCCTCCTCCTGTGTAGTCGATGATATACTTTCGATCAGCGTTACCGATCTACGCGAGGCATACAACGCCTACACAGGAGAAGACCAGAGTTCAGTTTGGTTTGGACGAGCGATGTCCGAACATGGATACAAAGCATCTCGCGTAGGTTCAGCGAGAATGCGAGTCTATAAAGGGATTGCTCTTAATGAGGAAAGCCAAAGTTTACTACAGAGGAATCAACGAGGAATTAACTAATGACTTTATTTAGAGCTTCTCTTGCTTCAAGCGTGTCTTTTACAAGCCGTCCCAAAGTCTGACAAAGATACTCGGATTCTTCTGGGCTTATTTTTCCGTCGTCGGCTAAAGCTATTCTATATTTGTCGCTCAAAAGGTTAAGAGAAATAAATGCGTCATGCACCTCTTTCCAAGCCTTTTTAGCGTCGGATATTCTCTTGGCTTGCTTAACTGCAACAGCACTAACTGCACCAACTACTGCTCCTCCACCAACTATTGCAGAGGGTATATCGCTTAAAAAATCAAACATTTTTAATCCTTCCTAAATGGTAGCGGAGACAGGTAATGCTCCTGTTTCTTTCGGGAATGAGCCGAATGATTTACTTTTAATCTACTCCGCGACACATTACTCTGATGTTTTTTCAAGTTCCGCTTCGGGTTCTTCTGTTGGTCCTTCTAACGCAAACTGTATCCCCTTTAACGCACCGTTTATTTCTCTGAGGGTAGCGTCTGCGGTTAATATAGCGTCTATACGTTCGTCTCGTTGACGTTCAAGATCTTTTTTAATTGACTCTAATTGGTCAACGCTTGCACCAGATGTTTTACCATTCGTAGACACATTCGTTCCTTTGTTGTTCGATGGGAAAAATTCTTTATGCACCATCGGAGTTTTTTGACGGGAGTTTCCTCGTCGTTTTTTTGTTGCCATATTATTTCTTTTTACGCTTCGCAGTCTTAGCAGATTGTTTAAATGCTTTAGCTGATGGAGCACCTTTGGCTCCCGCTTTTCTCATTTTCTCGCCAGACCCACTTGCAATCCTTTTTCTCTTAGCGTGGATGTTTGCGTATAAACCTCTTTTCGCCATTACCATTTCACCTTATTAGCCCAATAAGCTGCTGACATCGGACCACGTTTTATGTTTGCAGAATGACGAGCCTTAAAACTTGATCGTTTGCTTTTCATTGCTTGCGATTCACCAGACTTAGGTTTACCTGCTGTCTTAGCTCCCTGTTGACCAAATCGAATTGTCTTAACTTTCCCACCAGACTTAGCAACAACAACATGAGATTTAGTTTTATGACTCGGAGTTCGACGAGGTTTATTGTAGCCACTAACACCTGCTCGTTTTAACCGAGAATCTTTTTTTACAGGCATTACCTACCTCGTGGTTTACTCTTTGGTTTTGCTTTCATTTTTTCTTTAGCTTTTTTAGCTTTAGCTTTACCTGCTTTTGTGTATGCGTATTTTTTTCCACCAACCATTGGCATAATTAAATCTCCTGTTTAGGATGTAAATTACCTAAATCTAATTTGTCTAATTGTCGTTCAATTAGCAAGTTCTTTAATTCTGAATTGCTAACGTTCAAAAGCGTTCCACCTGTAGGCACTCCAGTTTTTGGATCAATGTCATACAAGTAAAACGTTGTAGACAAAACCCCGCATTTAGAAATCCTACCCCCTCGACGTTGCCCTCCTACCGTTAGGTAAACCGTTTGGTTTTCAGTATATTCCGAACCGAGGAAAACGCTTGCTCCCGCAAGTAAATTTTCCACCGATTGTCGCAAGCAAAGCAAAACAGTAAGCACAATAAAATACCACCAATACTGCTCGACTAATAACCCCAGACCACTTGAGTCTGAGAATTTTTGCAACGCTTCCGTAGCCTCTGTTTCCATACATCACCCTTCGTGCAACGCTTTCCAAACTGCACCATAAACTACAGTAGTCACAAACATTAACAAACCAAAAACTTGGTCGTGCTCCCAGAAACTTTCCCAGTTATAGCCTCCAGGAAAACCTGCATGATCCCAATACAGGTAGGCAATAGAAACCGTCGTCCCTGCAGCACCTGACCACATTCCACTTTTCAACGAAGCCTTAGAAAGCTCTTCGCGTTTAGTCATGGTAATTAAGTTTTTTGAAATACGTTTGTTTGTAGTTTTTAAATCATCTCTTTCATGTTTAAATTCTTTGGCAACAATATTTTCATTGCTAACAGCACGTTTCAATGTTTCTATTTCACGCACTGCATCACGATATAAACGTTCCTGTTCGTCCCTTGATCGTATTTGTTCAACTGGTTTATATTTTCCAACCATTCATATTTAATCTCCTACAATGTAGGTCTGGTGTCAGGGAAGCTATCCGTAGACGGCCACGCCCGAAGACGATCCCGATAGTTGAGATACGCATCGCGTTGTGAGTGATCGGTTAATGGCACGATATAATCCGTGGCTAATAGCTCCATATCACGCCATGATCGTGCATTGCCTCGTATTTGACCATCTGTCAGAGTTACTTCAATTTTCTCGTACGAACCTCCGTCTTTAGTTAGCTCTTCGACTTGGCTTTCTAAGGCTCGTATATTATTCGTTGATCCGTCTGCATATGTAACTTTGTATTCTGGCATATTGATTATCCTATTGATGTCGGAAAAATGAGAACTGCTCCCATACCACCTTTACCTGAAAAACCTTCACCGCTACTATCTGTTGCTAATACGGCTCCACCCCCTCCACCAAGACTTGCACTACCTGCATAAACATAAGTGTCTGTATCTGTTATATATCCGTTGCCACCGCTAAAGGGTGGAGCAGGGTAAGCCCTTGTGTTCCCACTGTATGCAACATCTTCACCCTTGTAGGAGTAAGGCTGAACACCTGCAGGTTGAAAACTTGGATTAACATCAAAAATAGTATCACCACGGCTACGCAAACTGGACGATGTAACACTGTAAATGTCTGGAAACGGAGCACCTGCCACAAATGTATCATCACCGTATCGCGTACTGGATGGATAGTCACCTATAGGTGGCCCTGATAAATTTCCACCATCAGCATAAAAAGAGTAAGGAGCACCGCTAGCAGATTTAACCATTGTTCCTTGCCTACCTGTATCCCAGAGTCCAACTGCACCACCTCCAGACACTTGACGAGTTGCACCACTGGCAAGACTTGCACCACCAGTATTGTTCATTAGGTTTCCACCAGATGCACTACCACCAGAAGCAGAACCTGCACTTGCACCTGATGCTATAGCTCCTGCTGAACCACCATTCCCTGTCATTATGTCTATGTCACTACCATTAAATGTTGTATTACCCCCTGCAGTCCCTGCTTGTTGACTACTGCCACCTGCATAACCACCACCTGCTCCAATTACAGCCGTATACGTGACCCCTGCTGTCAACTTCAGCAAACTTACAGCACA